AATCGGTTTTTAGTTTTAAATTTGTAATGTAATGAAAGTTATTGACGATGTGCACTGCTTCTGAAATAATCCAATAACCATCAAATTTAGAATCATAATTTGAAACAAGAGCAATGCGTCCCGGGACAGCGCTTGATACCCCAATAACCGATGCTTCAGCGTTTAGTGGAAATCCTTGTTTGATGTATTTTTCAGCAAATTGTTTTAGAGTTTCTGAAGATGTAGCATTGAAAGTCACCTCGTTGGTAAAGCGCCCCTTGATGCGCGCACCAAGGCCGCTGCTAGGAGAGTTGGCAGAAGAAAACTGAACCTCTTTGCCTCTTACGTCAAGTGACTTCAGCACCCATTGAGCAGCGTTACCGTCAGGCGTAATGTCTCCAAATGTTCCACGAAACTCATAGATGTTTCCGGGGCGACGTTCGTTTCCTTTATCAATTGGCTCGGTAGTCAATTCTACGGAAGGAAGGGCCCGAAAATAAGACGAGAATGGGTCATAGACGTGGATGTGTGTGCCACGAACTTGAACGTAGTAGCCAATCGTGTTAGCCAACTCAACAAGAAGTTCCCAATCACTCTTATCGCTTTGTTCAACCAATGGAAATACATAGCGATTATTTGGTACTGAATAACTAAGATTATATTTGTTAGCAATAATCTTAACGATGTCGGCAAGAGTTTTGCGTTGGTATGACGTACTTCGGGTTGCTTTCATGTCGTAACTACTTCCAAAACATACGACGCGCGCTGCTTGAATGTTGGAGTTATTGACTTTACCCATACGGCTAATTGCCTCAAACTCAACGTAGGCAACGTATCCAACAAAATTGATCATGTTGGCTTCGTTGTTTCCAAGATCAATAGTTACAGGAAGTCCTCGATAAGCGGTCACCGCCTCACCCGGGAATCCAGCAAACGTAATGATTGCCATGTCGTGTTTGTTCTCTGCCAACATCAATTCAACAATGGCAATTTGGGTATCAGGAACCGAGTTACCTTGAATGTTTACTGAAAGGAGCGGGGCATCTCCAAAGGCGTTACGGAAGATCATTGTGGTACACGAATAATGTCCCCCGGCTCGAGATCAAGGGGGAACTTAATCTGCGGATTCAAATCGGCAATTCTCCAGTACTGTCCCGCATCACCATAGATTTTTGCAGCAATTGATTCAAAGGTATCACCGGGGGAAACGTAGTACTGGTACACGGCAACACCATAGGACGGCTTTTTATCAGCAGTAATAATTCCGTCTTCCTCTACAACTGAGTTATAAGTGTACCTAGAAAGTGTAAAAATCATGATTTAAATCCTGTCGACCTACTGCCCGCTCCAGCCGTGTTTGCCTTGATAACTTTGATAGATAAGTCATTCCAAAGATTGTCATCTCCTGCTTTCATCCCGTTATAGATTGCTTGAATCCTTTGGGGCGAGTCATAGTCAACACCGTATCGTGTTGCGTATAGTTTGATCTCAAGTTCAACATTAAATTTGTCATCTTCAAAAGGCCACAACGCGCTTTGAGGGTACGAGTAGTCCCACTGAATAGGCCCACCAGAACCGTCATCGATAACCCAGTTATCAAAATTAAACGGATTGCTATTTTGATTGAATCGTACCTCTCCACGTGAGGTCATTTTAAATGGTGCACTTTTAGTTCCCCACTCTGGAACAGGTATTTGATCAATGCTGGTTTGTTTGGTGTAATCAATTTTGACATGTGATCCACCACTAGCGGATGTTTTTGTAATACCTCGGGAGTTAGATGCACCAGACACATACGAGTGCCAATAAATCTTTACCGTTGCCTCATACCGCATACTGATATCGCGGTCCGCGTTGCCCGATGGACGCCATTGTTTTGCAACGTTAGACTCTACCAAATTAAATTTTACTTTAGGTTCTTTTTGAATAACCCAATCAAACAGGTCTTTACCAGCCGCACCCGGATCGTCAGCATTTACAAACATGGATTCAAGGCCCGCAAGGGTTGCGTTGCGGGTAGCAATGTCAACTTGCTGTCCACTCGTGGAATCTGGTGTTGCATCTGTTCCAGTGGGAATCTTTGTATCAATTGTAAATACAGTTCCCTTTTCTTTTGCAAAGCCCATGTAAATGGCCTGCACATTTAGGAATACTTTTGCCTGCGACGGCACGTAGTTGCTATTGAATTTGTGAATGTTGACTTCGCTATTGAGCACAAACCCTTCGATCATCATCCACGGCGCCAACTGAACGCGAACCGGAACCGGAGTGAGGAACGCAGTGTTTCCAAGATTGGGGTTAATATTGGCATCTGTAAACACAGCAACAGGAGTCTGTGATTCAGTAGACGTATCTGTATCGTCAGTTGTGCCATCCTGCGTCGTAGTTGACTCCATTTTATTAGAGATATTTTTTACAATATTTGCCATTTCGGTGTTGAACCCTTGACCGATCACAGCATCAAGCACCATTAGATCAGCAAGAACGCCAATACCACAAACCCAACTTGGATCGTAATCACCGTTAATGAAATATTCTGGGTTATTCACTAGCACATTGCGAGCAAATTCAAGATTTGCTCTCACGACCTTGTTTCCAATTTTGTATTTTCCAGATCGCAATTCTGCTTCGCGGTTAAACAGCAACTCAAGTACGTATGTTGATTCTCCATATTTTGGGACAGTCAATTGTGAAGGGTCTTGATTAAAGAAAAACTGTGTGTTCATGTTTGCAGCAACGCTGCGCACAACCTGTTCAGGCTGAAATTGAAACTTAACTTTCCTATTGAAAAGCGTAGGTCCACCTTCAATACGTTCAAAAAATTCATGCAGTCGACGAATGTAACCACGGTGAATTTGCAATAGATTTCCTGCATTATCACGCATCGTATTAGACGGATAAATAAAATCAGGATTGTCCATATATGTTACGTTTGGTTTGCTCAAAACGCTAGAAGTATTAGAAGTCCCCCTTCTTGCGCTTTGTGCCGCCCGTCGGCTAATAACGTCACTATCTGCTGACCATTTATATGAATTAGAAGAACCAGCGCCGGAGGTGCGGACCGTAGCATTCTTTTCTTCCATCCGCGCAGCCGCTCGTCGACGCGCTTCGGCAACCGCTGCCGAGTCTTCACCACCAAGGTTAATTCCCATTACGTTGTCCTCAACACTTCGCGCTTAAGGTTTTGCTCAAGGATTCGGGCAATTTCATTTGCCATTCGTTGTGCATCGGTTGTAGTACTACCGCTGGAGGTAACGTAGATATTTGGAGCAATAGTAACATTTGTTCCGCCACTGACTTGAACATTGTTCCCATTACGAGTGGGAGCGGCGGGCATCGGGTCGCCACCCATGTACCCAAGTTCTTTGGTAATTGCCATTGCTTTGGGCAGGGCATCAGCAGTGTTGGTCATGGGGTTTCCGTCAATAGCCCACGGCTTATAGTTGCCACCGCCAAAGAGAAGTCGAGCGGCCTTGACGTTCGTCTTTGGATCGTACAAGTCTTCGTTCTTTGAAATCCCAAACTGCTTAAGGCGGACAGGACCAAGGCTGCCTTTCATGTTGATTTGGAAAAGTCCATACGATAGGTCGTCTGAATCGTTGGCAAGCGCTCCCGGAACCCAACGAGACTCTCGATAAGAAATGGCAAGCATGTTGGCAATGTCTTGCCCACGGAATCCTTTGGCGTACAGCAAGCGGGCAATCTCGTAGGGGTCCATTGCCCCTTGTCCCGGGGTTACGCCTTTAGAAGTACCAGTTCCAGACTTGGTTCCGCTTGCAGCCCTTGCTGTTGCTGAACTTTTCCCAGCACCGTCCATGTTGTCAAAGTTGCTTGCCATTGAAGATGACACAACGTTTGAAATGCTGAAGTTGTTAAAAGTTTCGTACCCGTGCATGCCACCCCCTCGCCCGCTCGGCACGACACGGTCACCAACGACATAACCGTCAGTGGGTTTTCCGGTTGTGGGGTCAACCGTTGTTGCACCCCTTGAAGTTCCGGCGGGCTGCCCCCACGGCGACCCCTGTTTTTCGTATTCGTAACGCGAATCTGGAAGTTCCGCAGGCTGCACGTGCCAAGGCTCATTGAGGTTAGCGGCAAATGTTTTGAGACCAAACTTCTCAGCATTTTTTACGACCCAGTCAAGATCACCAACAAGGTCAGCAGCCAAACCAATTTCATGCATTGAACGGCCCGGAGGCGCAGCGGGCGCGCCACTGGTGTGCTTCCACCCCTGACCTTCCCACTCAAGGTCAGGCTTTTCATTGCCTTGAACCGGGCGATACCGTGACATAAACATGGTGCGCTGATCAGTTTCTGAACGATGACCAACACCAAGGCCAACGTTGGGGTTGGCTGCAAACATGCGCAGAAGTCGGTCGCGGAACTTGGAATTCAGTTTTGCAAACGACGGATTATTTGCCATTTCTCCAAGGGTTACACGTTTTGCGGGCTTGCTGTAACCAAGGGGGACTTTGGTCATATTAGGAGAGCCTGTGCTGCGCTCCGGCATTGGGTCACCAGCCAACATTGTTGCGCCAAGTCCACCCAAGGCAATGCCTAGTGGGGTAGCCGCACCAAATGAAGCGGTAGTGAGTGCAGCACCGCCAATCATCAAAGCCCCACCAAGAACTTTGCGGCCAATGCTTCCTTTTGTGCTTACTCCTGCGCCAACAATGCCAGACAATCTGTCTTCAAATTCACCAAGTGCGCGCGTGACGGCTTGCAAATTCTTTTCCATTTGTGCGTAATTGTCGGCCTGCCGTTTGTAAAATTGTTCATCTCGCGCCTCACGGGTGCGCGCAGTTTCCTCAGCCTGCGTAGCAAAGTTACCCTCAACCCCCATAATTTTTCGCTGTTTCGCGGACGTCGGGTCATACATGTCCTTGCTGCCGGTACGCTTTTGATAAGTGATGTTTGCTTGTG